ATCATGTTAGGAATGGCTCGAGCTTCAACTGTATACTTAGCAAAACTTAACCACTCATTTTTAGCTACCGCAGAGATCGGGTAGTTATCCTCTGGGTACGAAGTAATTTCTGGTTCTACTGCAAAATCCATTAGATCACTCATTGAAACATAAACTCCTTACGGGGTGCACTATCTTTCCCGAACATCATTTGAAAAATAGAAGCGTCATCAACAGACACTACGTCATAGATCGGTTCATTAACAATTTTAGAATATTCTGACTCGACAAGGCTTCCCAAACCTTTAATGTAGCGGTGCTTCCAATCATTATTATTTGCTTTAAACTCCGAAGCTTCTTCGTAGGTATAGAACCACTTGACTTTATCACCTTTCGAAGAAATCATAATCGGTGTACGTGTAATCTTAATCTTACCTTGATCGAGTAGCTTAGGCCAGAACTTATAGAAGAAAGCGATAAGCAATGGGCTAATATGTCCGATACCATCGTGGTCAGCATCAGTGAGAATAGCTACCGACCCATAGTTCATATCGATGATACTGTTTGGATTGTTGATGTCAAGCCCAAGGACCGCAATCAACTCACTCAGTTCTTTGTTCTTTAGTACGTCGGCCGGTTTCATATCCCAGGTGTTCATAATCACACCACGAAGAGGGTAGGCACCTACCTTGTCAGGATTACGAACCTTCAGAAGAAAGCCCATAGCCGAGTCACCTTCGACAACCTTGAGAGTAGCATCTCGACGATTCGCTGAAATGTGTTTAGCGACCTTCACCTTACGAAGTTTCTTTTGAGCAAGTGTAGCGGCTCGTTTGTCAGCTGCAAGCTTCTTAGCGAGTTGAGCTTCAATAATCGGATCGATGATCTCGGGAGTAGCCATGATCTTCCGCGCTAGAGCTTGAAAATCTTTGACTCCTGCACTCTCGACGTGTTCCTTAATGTTACCATAAGGGTTAGTCAATCGTTCCTTAGTTTGACTATCAAACTTCGGATTGACAAAGTTACGAGCGAACTTGACGAAAGTAATCCCACCCTTGATCGTCGTCTTGACCACTTCGATCTTGTGCTTGCGCTTGATCATGGTAACGAGCTCATCAACTACACCATTGACGATATAGTCGACATAGTTGCCACCCTGTCGAGTGTTCACTCCGTTGACGAACGAGTTCGAACGGAAGCCGTCCTCAGAGGGAGCGAAGAAGAACGAGAGATTATCGCTCTTTTCGATAATAGTAGTATCCCCAAACAAAGCAGCATACTTTTTAAGATCATTTACTCGTACGCGGCGTTTATTAAAGGAAAAAGCAATCTCAGGAAAAGCCATCTGAAGGCTAATCAATCGATCCTCGATCAAAGCGACAGTGTCGAGATCTTCTAAGCTGTCGACTTCAAACAAAGAGAAGTCAGCGACGAAAGCGACTTCAGTACCGTTGCCTGCTTTTGACTTGCTCGTAATGTCGACTGACTCAGCACCGTCCTTACACTTGACTTCGACTAGGTTACCATTGGACCAAGTCTTACCAACGAACTGAGACGATAGGAAGTTTGTGGCAGCTGATCCCACGCCGTTCGTACCGATCGTTACTCGCTCGTCGTCAAACGAAGTACCTGCATTCACCTTCGTCCATGCTGCTACGGGTCGAAGAATGGTATCCCCAGAGGTTTCATCAAAGATTTCATCCTGAGGGATGCCACGGCCGTTGTCGGTAACGATTACCTTGTCACCTTCAATCGACACATTAATCTTGTTCGCGTATTTAAAGTTCGTACGAATCGCTTCGTCGATCGCGTTATCAAGGATTTCATCCACCATCTTTGAGAGTGCAGGTACATACTTAGCTACCTTCCACTCACCAAGGACGAAACGCTCGATACTTTCTTGGCTACTCGAACCCATGTACATACCGATCCGCTCACGAACGTGTTGTCGCGCTGTCAGTATTCGGAATTGTTCTGTTTCTTTAGTCACTACGGTCCTCCATCATTTCGTAGCCATTCTAACACAGTGAACGTGAATTGTCAACTGTTAATTTCACTAATTTCAAACCATAGTTCCTCATTACGTAAGTATTCTAACACAGTGGAATTGATTTGTACACCATTATTTTATATCATTTGGGAATAACCATATAACAAAAAAATCTAAGAAGTGGTGTACTTTCTCCTTGAAGTGGAATAGAATGGTACCGTAATTTGGTAATGGATGCGGTAAGTGATTGATTTCGAAGGCATAGTGAAAAAAGTTCAACTTTTTGTAAAAAAACAGTTGACATTTTCGTTCCAGCCTGTTAGAATCATACTATCACCACTAAGGAATATACTATGTTAAGCAATTACGGTAAAGTCGGAGACGAGATCAGGTGGGTATCTGCCGGTGGCGTCTGCACTGGTATCATCGAACGTATAGACCGAGATGAGCCTACTGCGGATCCCGCGATTAACGCAGACTACTACATGGTCCGTCTTCATCGTCGCGGTAACGCTGGCGTTCGTCTTAATAGCAATATGATGAAAAGCCTTCACGTTACCAACATGACTATATATAACGCAGCCATGGAGGCTCTCTAATGATTGTTGAAGGTAAAGTTATCATCGTCTCAGACGACCACGGAGTAGTAGAGGTTTTTGGTCGAGAGTCAGATTTCGACTATTGGAAATTCGAGAATGACGTTGACATCAAGGATTACGATGTCGAGACCCGGGCAGTTAACTTTTCTGTGAATGTGGAGATGAATCGATGAGTAACGTAGTTCAGTTTCCGATCCAAGGCGTTAGCACCGTCGACGCCTTACGTCACTGCGTTTTATGTGCTCGTGAACATGGGGAGATTGATGTTGTAGCCGGCGCTCAGTTGCTGAACGCGCTTGACACAGTTGAACAACTATACCTGTCTCTCACGGAAGGAGAAGAGCATGAATGACAAAATGATTCGCTTGCTCGCAGAGCAGAGCATTCGCGATGGTGAACAACGATACACCGAAGATCAGATCCGCGATTTAGTAGGAGCACCCTCGGTAGAAGAGTCTAAGCATTGTGTTTGTGGTAAGAGCTTAGACGAATTTGATCCAGACTGTTATACACACATGGCAAAAGGTTTTTAAAAAACAGTTGACAAATGCAAAAAAGTGTGTTAGAATATACACTTCTTATATAAATAGTTTTTTAAATTTAAGGAAAGGTAGTATTTAATGCAACATATGAATTCCATAACACAGTTTAGACTCGAGGCCTATATGCCAGCGGTCAGTCCTGCGTGTTCATGGAATTTAGGACGCAAGGATATTACCAACGCTTCTTGTAGGAGCAATATGTAAAAGCACTAATCTTACATATGAACTTACAAGAAGCAGCCAAAGGGCTGCTTTTTTGTTTCTAGGGTTTTGGTTATAAGGAATGAGACTCTAAAAACAAAATGATCTAAAAAAGTAGTTGACATTTCGGAGATACTGTAGTATAATGGCTCCGAAATTGAGGAAACAAGGTTACCCGGAACCTTAAGCGCGGGGAACAGTGGAGGGAACGAGGCTTTTGTGCCGGATACCGATACTGACTGTTTTAGAATAGACATTGGGTCATGCGGTGAAAGTCGTGTGTTCGGCTGGGAATCCTCCTCAGTGTCTATTCTAAAACACACTGTAGGAGTTAAGCATCAAGTAGTTAGTGAGGTCGGAAAGCAGAAATGCTCGCAAGAACTTGGGGATTACGCTTGATGTGTTATCACATAAGAGACGCAGTGTGTTTTACTTTTTTAGAATAGACACTGAGTACGTTTCGGCGTCAGTAAGCCCCTGTAGGGTCGCAACCTTGGGTTACAGTGTCTATTCTAAAACACACATACCCTCTTAGCTCATTTGGATAGAGCAACTGGCTACGAACCAGTAGGTGGGGAGTTCGAATCTCTCAGAGGGTGCCAAATCAATAAAACATCATAGGCGTAAAAATGAAATCGTTCAACAATATCCAGGAATGGTCCAGCGATATGCCTGGTTGTGTGTTACCGTTTTTTGTGTGGTGCGCTAGTCGCAAATTGAGTCATGATGAATGTCTCAGCAAGGGGATGTTCAACAGGCTTTATCAAGATTTTATCGACACAATGAACGTGTTCCCCGACACTACAGAATTTCGTGAATGGTGCTGGGAACAATACGTTCACTACTATGAAAGTGAGTTTTAAGTTTGAAAATCACGGGCGTGTAGCTCAGCGGTAGAGCAAGAGGCTTTTAACCTCCTGGTCCGGGGTTCGAATCCCTGTACGCCCACCAAATTTGTGTGAACCAGAGCAACAATATATCGCAGGCATGCGACGACCTATAGGTGAGACGTTCACCTTTGTTGTTCATAAGGTTATACCCTCAGTGCCGGCGCGCCATTAAAACTGGAATGAAGCACTAATAGTCCTCTGTATGGGTGAGGACCACGCAAATACTACAGACCCCCTGGTTGACTCTGCCAGGCTAAAGTAAGAGAGTCACAATTTATACCAGGGTGGTGGAATTGGTAGACACACGGGGCCTGTGCACAGGTAACCTAGACACACGGGGCCTGTGCACAGGTAACCTGTCCTTGGAGGTTCGAATCCTTCCCTTGGTACCATTTTATTCCGGGTTAGCTCAGCGGTAGAGCAGTTGACTAGTTAGTTAAGAGCTTTACTTTTATAAATAAACATAAGTAAAAGGAGAATGCTTATGTTTATTTGTCAATACTGCAACAAAGAGTTTAAAAAATATGGAATAAAAAACCACGAAAAAAGATGTGAATTAAATCCTAATTATCTAAAAGAATCCCGCGTTTGGCTAGAGTCAATGAAGGCTAAGAAGGGAAAGAACCAACATACAAAAGCAAAAGAAACTGGTATACCATACACTGTTTCTATAGAAACTCGAAAAAAGCTTTCTAAATCTTCTCAAGGTAGAAAACATTCGGACAAGACAAAACAGCGCTTGTCAGAAATAATGAAAAAGCGGCATGTAGATGGTAAAGCGTGGAATATAGGACAGTCTCGTTGGAATAACCAGCCCAGTTATCCAGAACAGTTTTTCATGCAAGTAATCGAAAATGAATTTAATAATAAAAATTATATAAGGGAATTTCCTATTGGCATTTACTCCGCCGACTTTTGTTGGAAAGACTTGAAAAAAATTATAGAAATTGATGGTGAACAACATCAAAGATTTTCCGATTATATTGAAAGAGATAAAAGAAAAGACGAGTTTGTTATTGAACAAGGTTTTGAAATAATTTCATTGGGGCGTAGCTCAATTGGCAGAGCGTCGGACTTTGACTCCGAAGGTTGAGGGTTCGAAGCCTTCCGCCCCAGCCAAGTTTTTGTACCACCACGCAAATCCGGATGAGCGTGGGTGTGTCGTCTAGCGGAAGGACAACAATCGAACGACTCCTGATCAGAGTTGAGGTTGGAGACGCAGGTTCGAATCCTGCCACACACGGTACAAATCAAGTTTTTAGAATAGACACTGTTTAGGGCTAGGCTTAAAACTGCAACAGTATAGATGCAAAACGTAGCTGGCATTGGGTACTGTTGGAAGTTAAAAGCGGAATACTAACTTGATTCTAGAACAAGGTCGGGAGAAACTATCCGCTACAATAGTTGAAACGACTACAGTGTCTATTCTAAAGATTGACGCTCCTATCGTCTAATGGTTAGGACACCGCTCTTTCACGGCGACAATCTCGGTTCGACTCCGGGTAGGAGTACCATTTCAAGGCCCGTTAGTTCAGTTGGTTAGAATATTGCCCTGTCACGGCAAAGGTCACCGGTTCGAGTCCGGTACGGGTCGCCAAATTTTGGGGGTTTAGCTTAAATGGGAAAGCACCGGCTTTGCACGCCGGAGTTCGGGGTTCGATTCCCCGTTCCTCCACCAGGGTCATTGGTGTAACGGTAGCATCGCGGTCTCCAACACCGTTAGGTCAGGGTTCGAATCCTTGGTGGCCCGCCAATACATGGACGTGTAGCTCAGTTCGGTGAGAGCACTCGGCTGATAACCGAGAGGTCGTTGGTTCAAATCCAACCTCGTCCACCAATTAATGCTGAGGTGGCGGAACTGGCATACGCGGCAGCCTCAAAAGCTGCTTTATTGTGGGTTCGAGTCCCACCCTCAGTACCAAACTTTTGATTATATGGTTATTCCAAAATGTTCTAAAAAATAGTTGACATTTCCTGAGATTGTGATATAATGGTCTCATAATCAAACAAGGAGTAAGAAAATGAAACCTATGGTGTACTTTGCTATTGCATTATTTTTGGTTGCTGCAATTACTGGCTGCACGATTCACAATACTACTCAGGACACAGTCGCAGTGACTGTGACAGGCAAGGAACGAGTAACAAAAAAATCGGGAAATGCGGTAGAAAGTTATTACCTGATCTTCACAGACACAGAAACTTTTAAAAACGAAGATTCGCTGTGGGCTCTGAAATTCAACAGTTCGGACCTGTATGGATCGCTTCGTGAGGGTCAAACTTGTGAGTTAACGGTGGTTGGGTTTCGAGTGAATTGGCTCAGTATGTATCGAAACATCATTGAAGCCAATTGCGAATAGCAAGGGAAGGGAAATATGACTCGTGAAGAATTTTTACAAAAGTATGGTGATGTAGAAGTCAAGTTTGATTATTACTACAAATACGAATTTGTTTACAAAGGCGATGTCGACGGTGTTCCTATTAGTGTAAGCACAGGAGGAACTGCTGATGAAATCTACAGCATGGATGTGGGCACCAACGACACTGCAAAAATTAGTAATTTGATGACTTTTAAAGGCACTTGCGGCGAAGATGAGTTTTTTGAAATTCCTGGGTACTATTAAAGGAGAGTAAAATGAAAAACAACTTCGTGGCTAAACACAGCCACAAATACAACACTGCAAAGGTGTTCGACGATCGCAAAGCCCGTGCAAAGCGTGGCTACCGCAAGCACAAAAGCCTGCCTGATGAGTCCTATAGGGGACGAAATGTCACGCACAGTGACATAGCAGGAGCGCCGGAGGTGGTGAGCCGGAACGGACTGTAAATTCGTCGCCCCTAGCGGGCTTGTGGGTTCGAATCCCTCCTCCTGCACCAAATTTAGAATAGACATTCCAGGGTTGTACTCAGTGTGGATATGCCGGCGTGAGTATAAATGTCCTAGCCCGTCGTAGAGATTGATCCCTCGTAGACGCATTAGACAGGCCCTGCCAAATCCTAGGCTATCGGGCAATAAAAATGGAGTGTCTATTCTAAAGCATATTCTATCGAGTATGCTCAGTCCTAAGGATTTAAAATCCTGGGCAGATTAATCACCGTGCGTGAAACTCGTCTCGGTTTGATTAGCAGCGGGTGAAAGCCCCGCACCTTTTATTGCGGGGTATATCAGTGGTAGATTACCGGGCTCATAACCCGAGTGGACGGTGGTTCGAATCCACCCCCCGCTACCAATAATGCCGAGGTGGTGTAACTGGTAGCCACGTTAGTCTTAGAAACTAATGCCTCGCGGCGTGAGGGTTCGAGTCCCTCCCTCGGCACCAATTATTGGCCGTGTGGTGAAATTGGTAAACACAGGAGACTTAAAATTTCCCGCCTTCGGGCTTGCCGGTTCAAGTCCGGCCTCGGCTACCAAATTCGGGCCTATAGCTCAACGGTTAGAGCACCGCCCTCATAAGGCGTTGGTTCCTGGTTCGAATCCAGGTGGGCCCACCAATTTATGGAGGGTTGGCTGAGTGGTCTAAAGCAGCGGGTTGCTAACTCGTCGATCGGTAAAACGGTCCATAGGTTCGAATCCTATACCCTCCGCCAAACAACATCGCAGCAATCACTGCGCGGTCCACGAGAGCCGACTACAATGCTCGTAGGCGTCAGCCTAAGCGTTTCCCGTAGCGCCGACAGATAAACATGCGGGAACAATTTATGGTGGCTGTAGCTCAGAGGCAGAGCTCCTGGTTGTGGTCCAGGCGGTCGAGATTTCGAAATTCTCCAGTCACCCCAATTTATAGTCCGTTAGCTCAGTTGGGAGAGCGTCTGCCTTACAAGCAGAGGGTCGGCGGTTCGAACCCGTCACGGACTACCAATTCGCGGGATTAGCTCAGTTGGTAGAGTGATACCTTGCCAAGGTATAGGTCGTCGGTTCGAACCCGATATCCCGCTCCAATTTGCCACCTAAGCTAACCTAGTGGAAGCGTCTGTTTGAAGAGCAGAATGGCCTGGAGCGTAACCAGGAGGTGGCACCAATGTGTGGGTGGCTGAATGGCTAAGCGACGGATTGCAAATCCGTATCATGCAGGTTCGACTCCTGTCCTACACTCCAAATACGGTAATGTAGCTCAGTAGGTAGAGGAGCCGGTTCATACCCGGTCGGTCGGTGGTTCGATTCCACCCATTACCACCAGTTCGAGGAGGGGTGCCAGAGTCCGGTTTAATGGAACGGTCTTGAAAATCGTCGAACGTGAAAGCGTTCCGTGGGTTCGAATCCCACCCCCTCCGCCATATATTCCATTTAGTTCTATCCTTATAACCAAATGATCTAAAAAAAGTGAAAAAAATTGCAAAAAAGGGTGTACAAGCTCTGAAACGCAGGGTATAATGGTACCGTAAATTGGTAAAGGATATAGATTATGACTAAATTTCAAAAAACCTCTGGTATGTCCGCTTGCGGTACCTGCCTCCAAGATTATATGGTTGCATCTTATTACGACCTAGTTAAAGTCTTCGGGGAGCCTACCTATGAAGATGATACCCGCGATGAGAAAGTAAATTTCGAGTGGGTATTGACAGACGGTGAGAATGTTGTTACAATCTACAACTGGAAAGATTACGACGGCGGTCGTACTGCTCTTGACGATTCTTCTTATCGTTGGCACCTCGGTGGACGCAACAAAATGTCTGCTTTGGATCTTCAAGAATACTTTACCGCTAAATTAAATGAGGTACTTGCATAATGAATGATTTTGACTTTGACTACGATATCGATGACGCTAAGTACGAGCTGCGTCGTCGAGTCGAACGCAAGCGCAATAAAGAAGCTGAAAAGCGTCTCACTAAGAAAGCTGACTTTAGTCTTTATCTAGAAGAAAGTGGACCGCTCAACTTAGAACGAGAACTCGGCTTTGCTATTGAACCGCATCGTGACTGGGATGAGTAGTGGAGATTTTAGCAGCACTATTCTTCATGTGGCTACTTCTTCTAGTAGCCATTGTCGGAATTCAGATTCTTTTTAAGATTGTTGAGTTCACTTGGAATAATGCTATCATTATCGCTCTAGTGATTGTTTTGATTGTAGCATTTGGATAATAGTAATGATTATTTGTTTTGAAGGTCCTCGTGGTGGTAAGCTTGATTACGGTTTGCAAGCCTATGCTTTGCAAGCGATTAACAGTTTTACTAAGCAACTTAACATCCGCCGCTTCAAAACAGAAATTACTGTGAAGTTCCATCACAATATTTTCGTCGACTTAAACAAGACGTGTGAAGGCCTCTGTGAAGCTGTAGATAAAAGAAAATTTACTATTGATGTAGCCCTTTACGGAAATTGGTTGTCCACTCTGGCCCACGAGATGGTACACATAAAGCAATTCCTCCGCGGCGAGATTAATGAAAGCTTAACCAGCTGGAAAGGAAAAGACTGTAAAGATCTCGAGTATCGCGATCAGCCTTGGGAGATTGAGGCGAGGGAACTTCAGTACGACATGGTAATTAAATTCGAAAACCAATAGGATATATAA